GCGCTCTACCCCAAAGAGCTCGAGCCTTATGAGGGCAATCTCTGCCCGGCCATTGAAGAGGAGCTGTTGTCTGACCCCTCCCTAGTGGGGGAACCAACGGATCCTGAACGCTTCTCCCATGACGACCTGCTGCAACGCAAGGCCGCCATGACCAAGGCGAGCTTTGAACTGCAGTTCATGCTCAACACTCGTCTGGCAACGCTGGACAAGTTCCCCATCCGCCTGGGGGATCTCATCGTCATGGACATCGACGGCACGGCATTGCCCGAGACCGTCGTCTGGTCGAATCAACCGGATGTGCGCCTGCAGGAGCTGGTCTGCGTCGGCATAGGCGCTGATCGCTACTACCACCGCCCGATCTTCCACAACGGTTGGATCAGTCGTGAAGAGACCTGGCGTTGTGTCCTCGCCATTGACCCTGCAGGCCGCGGCGCCGATGAATTGGCCTGGGCTGTCGTTGCTGAACTCAACGGCAACCTGTTCCTGCTGGAGTCCGGTGGCAGCACCTTGGGTTATGCCGATGAGGTGCTGCAGTTCCTGGCCACCCTCGCCAAGAAATGGGACGTGAACTACGTCGTCGCCGAATCAAACATGGGTGATGGCATGTTCTCCGCACTGCTCAAACCACACCTGATGCGTGAGCACCCGGTCACCATCGAGGAAGTTCGTCACAACCAACGGAAAGAGCAGCGGCTTTGCGACACCCTGGGTCCATTGATCCAGCAGCACCGACTGGTAGTCACCACCCGCGTCATCAAGCAGGACTACCGGTTGCTCGATGAAGACCCCGAGAACGGGCATGGTCGCTCCTTGTTCGTACAGGCGTCGCGTCTCACCGCAGAAAAAGGGTGCTTGTCCCACGACGACCGCCTTGATGCGCTCGCCATTGCGTGCGGGTACTTCGTGGAATCCGCTGCACAAGACCAGGAACGTGCTCGTCAGGCCCGTGCGGATCAACTGCAACAGGAGGCCTATGACGCCTGGTTGGATGAGACCGGAGCCGCAGTTGATGCGCTCGCCCTGGGCTGGCGTCCAAAGGTCGGGGGCCGGTCGCATGGAGGTATTAGCCCACTTCGCGTTGGCGGGAAATAGGCACAACCTTCTCCTCCATTCCTGAGAAGTCCAACTTCCCGGCCAATTTGCGCAGCGTGCTGCCTTCCTGCGCCACAGCCGTGACGTTGTTCTGCTTGAGCAGCTGCATGGCCTCCGCACGGGCCTTGCGATCACCGTTTTTGAGGTCTTCCAGCACCTGGGCGACCACTTCGGCGTGGATTTCCGCCAGTTGGTCCTGCAGATCTGCCACTTTTACGTCCTCGTAGCCCTCTTTTGCCCACTATGACGCTTGAAGCTGTGCTGCAACAGCGTTAATGGGTACGCTTACAACGTCTACGACACCGCAGAGTGGGCCTGCTACCCCCTATCGACGACAGACTGGTCGCCGAATTGGCGCAGCAGTTCCCTGATCAGGCGCCATCGCTTGATTTGAGCGAAAAAGAAGTCTGGTTTCGCGCTGGACAGGTGTCTGTTGTGCGCTGGCTGGAGCGTTTGGCAGCAGATCAGCGGCAAACCTTGTTCTCAGGGGAGGTGGCCTGATGTGCTCCGGTGGAGGCGGCAGTGCGGCAACGATCACCATGCCGGACTACAGCGCCTACAACAACCAATTTCAGCTGCAGAAGTCTGCGATTGAGCAGACGATGAACAACGGCACGCAAATGCTGCAGCAACAGCTGACAGCTTCCCTGCGTGACAAGGAAGCGGCTTACGGACGGCTCACCGATCAAGCCAAACTGCAGGCCGAGAACACCAATGCGCAAGCGATGAGGCTTGCAACGCTCATTGGTGCGCCGCCACCAGAGAAAAGTGCTGAAGCGCCACGGGTTGGCGCAACCGCGCGTGGCATTAAGAGCAGCAAGGGCAAAGGCGCTTTGCGCATTGAGCGCAGTACGGCAACAAGCACCGGCCAAGGCGCTGGCCTCAACATCACCTAAGGAGCGAAGTCATGTGTTTCGGCGGTTCACAGCCCCAGGCCCCGCAAATCGTCTACCAGGGCCCTAGCCAGGCGGACATTGCAGCCAATCAGGCGGCATTGGATCTGTATCGCTCGCAAATGAGCGCCCAGCAGGACACCTTTGCTACGCAATTACAGCAGCAGATTGACGCTGCAAACTCTGAAACATCAGCTTTGCAGCAGCGCTACGAGAACGAGGCCGTCTCTGCTGCTGCCAGTTCAGCAGCGCAGCAAACCAGCGCGTATGCAGTCTCGGCAACGCAAAGCGAGACGCCGGTTAGCGCTCAAACCACCGCTGCAACAACCAAAAAAAAGAAGCCTGAATCAAATCTCAGAATTAACTTTGCCGGCGTGCCCAGCTCGGCTGGAACCGGCTTAAACATGGGGGTGTAGAGATGGCATACACCAAGGGGTATCTCAAAAAACCAGGGGTTCCAGAGAAGAGCACCCGGCCCACCGAGCGCCCGCCCACCCCCGAGCAGTACGCGCAACAGCAAGCGGCTGCAGCGGCTGCAGCACAGCAAGCCGAACTTGATCGCATGGCGAGGGAGCGTCAAGCCATTGCTGCTCAGCAGCAGGCGCAGATGGTTGCTTATCAGCAGCAGTTGCTTTCACAGCAAAACACACAAGCAGCACAAGCCCAGCAGCTTCAGGCTCAGCAAGCGCAACGTCTCGGTGAGATTGCTGCGCGTGGCATGGCCGTAGCTCAATCGCTCAAGATCCTCGCCATTCCCGGCAGTCAACAGGGGCCAACAGCGTCAATGTCGCAGCAGCGGAGAAGGACGACCGGCGCCAGAACGGCAGCGGCGTCCCTGCGCATTGGCGCCATGGGCAGTGGCACTGGCGCCGGTGCCAACTTCTCGGTGTAAGACATGGAACTTGCTGAACACTGCTACCGCCGGCTGGAGTCCGACCGAGATCACTACCTCGACCGGGCTCGTGTTGCTGCTCGCCTCACCATTCCGTACCTGATCCCGGAAACCAGCGAGCCGACAGCGGAAAACCGTCAGTCCTATGCCGTCCCCTGGAATGGCATCGGCGCTCGCGGGGTGCTCAACCTGGCCAGCCGGATGCTGCTTGCGCTGCTGCCGCCGACGCAGCAGTTCTTCCGCTTCTCCCTGGATGAAGGGGAGCTGGCCAAGCAAGGGGTAGAGCCTCAGCAGAAATCACAAGTCGAAGAAGCGCTTAGCAAAATCGAGCGGTTGGTGCTGCGGGAGATCGAGGCCAGCAATGACCGCGTGGTCTTCCACGAGGCGCTGCTGCATCTGATCGTCTCCGGCAATGCCCTGCTGTACGTCTCCCCGGAAGGGCTCAGGGTTTATCACCTGAACCGTTATGTCTGCTCGCGTGACCCCATGGGCAACCCCCTGGAGGTGGTGACCTGCGAGCAGTTGGCGCTGTATCAGCTGCCGAAGAACGTCCAGGAGATGTGCTACGAGGAAGACGACGAGCTCAAGGGCATTCTCGATCGCAATGACATAACGACCAAGGGCAAAGAGAAGACCGTTAAGCTCTACACCTACATCTACTGGGAAGGGAAGCACGTCTACTGGCACCAGGAGATCAACGGCAAGGTCATCCCTGGCACTGAAGGCAAGGCACCCAAAGAAGTCAGCCCCTGGTTGCCGTTGCGCATGACGCGCATTGCCGGCGCCAACTACGGCGTTGGCTACGTCGAATCCGCTGCCATCGCTGACCTACAGACCGTTGAGGCGTTGTGTCAGGCGATTGCAGAAGGCAGCTTGGCCAGTAGCAAGGTGCTGTTCCTGGTGAAGCCCAATGGCGTCACCAAAGCCGCTGACCTGGCCCGCGCTCCCAATGGCGCCTTCGTGACGGGTGATCCCAACGATGTGCTGGCGCTGCAGGTGCAGAAGTCAGCGGATCTGGGTGTTGCGATGCAGGGCAAGCAGCAGATCGAAGCACGCCTGGCGCAGGCCTTCATGCTGGCCGACATGCGTGATGCAGAGCGCGTCACTGCAGAAGAGGTCCGCCTTCAAGCGCTGCAGATCGAGAACTCCCTGGGCTCGATCTACTCAATCCTGACGACTGAGTTCCAGGTGCCGTATGTCGCTCGCAAGCTCGACATCCTGACCCGCGCCGGCAAGGTGCCAAAGATGGACAAGCAGCTGGTCAAGCCCGTGATGACGGTGGGCCTGGCAGCTGTAGGCCGCGGCAATGACCTCGAGCAGTTGGTGCGTTTTACCACCACCCTCGGTCAAACGATGGGCCCTGATGCCCTGGCTCAGTACGTCCGGCCGCCTGAGTTGATCAAGCGTCTGGCGTACAGCATGGGCATCGACATCCTCGGACTCGTCAAGTCAGAGGAAGAGCTCATGGCCGAGATGCAGCAACAGCAGCAGATGGCCATGGCTCAACAGGCCATGCAAGCCGGCATGGCTGACCCACAGAAGTTGGCCACTGCCGCGGCCACTGCACAAGACATGCAGATGGCCGCGCAACAACCACCCCTAGACCAACCCCAATGACCACGACCCCAGCCAACGTCGACATCGCCGCCCCTCAAATCACCACACCGGAAGGTTCGGTGGAGGGGATGGTGGCCCCTGGGCAGGAAAGCCTGCTCAAGGAGTTCATTCAGGAACAGCAAGCCGGACAGCCGCAGGAGCAGCAGTTGTTGGCAGGCAAGTTCAAAAGCGTCGAAGAACTGGAGCGTTCTTACCAGGAGCTGCAAAGAAAACTGGGCCAACCCGATCTCGCAGAGCCTGGCCCAGGAAGTGCTTCTCCCGACCAAGGGTATTCCCGGGAACAGGCGGCGCAAGTGTATGGCTCAGAAGCCGTAGAAAACTTAGAGGCGAGGGGGATCGACCTAGCTGAGGTGATGTTCAAGGCCGACAGCGGCGAGGACATCAGCAACCATTTCGACGATCTCGCGGAGGTGTTCCAGGTTCCCCGCCAGGTGGTGGAGAACTACGTGGGAAAGGCGCAGGCAGCTGGCACCCCGCAGCCAGCTATGTCAGACGCCGATGCTGCGCAGATCAAGGCAATGGTCGGAGGTGACCAGGGCTTTGCGGATCTCAGCGCCTGGGCTTCAGCCAACCTCGATGAAGGTGAACTGGCCAGCTACAACGCCGTCGTCGATAGCGGCAACAAGGCGGCGATCGAGTGGGCAATCAAGGCGATGGTGGCCCGGCGTTCGTCCCCTGATGCCGTGGTGGAGCCAAAGCTCTACGGGGGTGGGAATGCACCACGCCAAACCCGCTTTGAAAGCCAGCAGCAGGTCTTGGATGCCATGAACAAGACCAATGACCGCGGCCAACGCTTGTACGACGTTGACGAGGCTTACAGGAACAATGTGGCACAAATGATGGCAGCAAGCGACGTTTTTTAGTACGTTCATTCACAAGAGCAACCAAAACGGCGGGCCCTCCAAGGAGGACAACTCGTGGCAGTTGTTGGCAAGACGCTCTGAAACAACGTCCACCTACCAAATAGAGCAATGACTGCTCCAATTCTTTCGCGTCTTGGCCAGGTAAAAGGCACAGCCGCAACCTGGGGTGCCGGTGCTACTGGCCTTGATGCCGACCGCGCCCTGATGCTCAAGTTGGGCGCCGCTGAGGTGCTCGACTCCTTCCTGCGTACCACTGTTTTCAAAGGCAAAGTCCGTGAGCGGAACATCCGCGGCGGCAAGAGCGTTGCCTTTCCGATCACCGGCCGTCTGGCGGCTTCCTACCACCAGCCCGGCACCGCAATCACCGGCAATGGGAATAATCCCAGCGACCTGAATGAGCGCGTGATCTCTCTCGACGCCCTGATGATTGCCGACGTGGCGATCCTCGAGGTGGACGAGCTGATGTCCTACTTCGATGTCCGCCAGGTCTACACGACCGAGCTGGGCCGGGCCCTGGCCTACGAGTACGACAAGCGTGTTGCCCGCATGATCTTTGCGGCTGCAAGCAACACCACCCAGCCCCTGTCGAAGAGCATCAACGCTCACAAGACCGGCAACTCGCTGACCCTGGGCACCGACTACACCGGTTCTAGCGCTACCCGTCAGGCCAAGGGCGATGCCCTGGTGAACGCCATCTTTGATGCCCGCGTGGCATTCGAGCAGAAGGACGTGCCTGTTGATGGCATGTATGCAGTCTTCACTCCTGAGGATTACTTCCTGATCTCGCAGTCTTCCCGCGCGATTAATGCCGACTTCAACGGCGGCGGTGGCGGCAACGGCACCATTGCCACTGGTCAGACCCTGCGTGTGGCTGGCATCCCCGTGATGATGT